TCAGTTGCCCTCCCCACGCACGCCGCCCTGCTGGCGGAGGAAGTTTGCCAGCAACTCGTGGCCCTGCTCGGTGAGGATGGACTCGGGATGGAACTGCACGCCCTCGACATTCAGGGTCTTGTGGCGTACGCCCATGATCTCGTCGAGCGATCCGTCAGCATGTTGGGTCCAGGCGGTGATCTCCAGGCACTCCGGCAGGCTCTCTCGCTTCACCACCAGCGAGTGGTAGCGCGTCACCGTCAGGGGATTGGCCAGGCCGGCGAACACGCCGAGGTCCTTGTGGTGGATCGGGCTGGTCTTGCCGTGCATCACCTGCCGCGCCCGCACCACTTCGCCGCCGAAGGCCTGGCCGATGCTCTGGTGGCCAAGGCAGACACCGAGCAATGGCAGCTTGCCGGCGAAGCGCTCGATCACGGCCAGCGAGACGCCGGCCTCGTTGGGGGTGCAGGGACCGGGGGAAAGGACGATGCGCTCGGGCGCCAGGGCCTCGATCTGTTCCACGCTCAGTTCGTCGTTGCGCACCACCTTGACCTCGGCCTTGAGTTCGCCGAAGTACTGCACCAGGTTGTAGGTGAAGGAGTCGTAGTTATCGATCATCAGCAGCATGCTGGCTGTAACCTCTTGATTTCATTCTTATGCGAATCGCATCACCCGGCTTTCGCCACACCCGTTTCCCGGCGCGCTCGCGGAGGAAGGGAGAGTGGATCGTCGGCATTATGCCTGTGGAAAACGGGGGACGCAGGGAGACGTGACCGGCCAGGCCGGCGAAAAAGAAGTCAGGCGCGCCAGCGCCAACGGGCGAATGCCTTGATGAGGGAGGTGATGATGCTGCTGAGCTGGATCACGATAGCGGTCTCACGGAGCCATGTTGGGGAACATAGCCCAGTGGGGAGGATGGGTGCAACAGCGGGATGTCGGGAAGAGCGCCGGCCGGAGCGGCCGGCGCAGGGGATGCTACTGTCAAGACAGGCTTCGGGGTGGCGCTGAAGCCTGCTTACATGACGGGCGGGTTCGAGGAAGTGGGGTATCGCCCCTTGATCTCTTCTACCTTGGCGATCCAGTCAGAGTAGTCCGGCTCGGTGCCGGCCTTGATCGCATCGAATTCAGCCTCGGTCTTGAGCGGGTCACTCTCCAGGCGGTAGGCATTTGCCCGCGCCGCGGCTGCGGCATCGTACTCAGCCTGCCTGCGCTCTTGCGCCTGCTGTTCGGCGGTCTTTACCTTGCTCCAATCGATCATCGCGGCAACTCCACCGGGCCATCGGCCTCGATCAGCAACGGTTCAGGGAAGCGAGCGGCGGCACTGGCATCGATGGCAAGCGGGAACCGCAGGATCAGCTCCAACCGACCGGCACGTCGCAGTACGGGACCAGCGAACCACTCCGATCCAATCGCCTCAGCCGGCAGCTCACCGCCCTCCGGTAGCGGTGTGAAGTCGAACGACTGACCGTTCACGGTGAGCACATCGCCAGTCCTGCTCAGCGACAGGTGCTCGTCGCTTTCAGGGAGCGGTAAATACGGAGAAAGAGTGATGATCATCAGAACCACCTCCCCGTAGCGATAAAGCCCGGCAGCAATGCCGCAAGCGCAGATGTTGTCGAAAATCCGTACCACGCACAGCTTGTCGCATCTACCGAGTACACAGCTCCCCAACCACGCCCAGAGTATCCGGTATTTCTGATCGTAGCGTCGGAGACTACGGGCGCGCTAACGAACGCGGCCGGGAACGTCAGAGTCGTGCCGCCTGGAGTTATGAACAGGCTTCCGGATTGGTTGATTACGTCTAACGCAGCAGCGTACCGGCGCCAGCAAATTTGCGTACCATCCGCGAACCGGGCGTACTCTCCGTTCACGTTACTCCCGCGCTGGATGATTGCGCCGTTTGGTACTCCACTTCCGTCATTGCTCACGGTCCCGGAGAGCTGCCTATCGGTCAAGAACCGCATCCAGGTGGACCACGTACCGGCAGCCTTCCGGCGGAAATATGCGAGATCCGACGTGCGCGGGATGAACATTTGCACAGCGGTACTTGCATCGTAGGGTTGGTGGTAGAGCATCGAGCCAACCGGGTTCAGCGAATCAATGCCCGGCGGCAGGTTCGCCCAAGGGCCGACGCTGATGCCGTAGAACCCGCATTCGTTCGGGACATTATTGGCGTCGCTGACAGCCCGCAGATTGGACATCGACTTCGGCATGCCACCAATAAAGCTCAGGGCATTCTCAGCAGTCGCTGCGGCGTTGAGTCCCCGCCCCACCGCCGTCATTCCCATGTCCGCCTGCGCTTGCGTGCCGGTATTGGACAGGGCCCACGGCTTTATGCCCGCAAGGGTCGCCCCCCAGTCCATCGCGATCTGGTTGAAACGATCTGATAGGTCCTTGTCGTAGCCCAGGATCGGCGCCACTGCATAGGGCTGGCCGCTGGCCGTGCTGCCCTGGTAGTTGGGCTTGATCGAAATGACCGTCGAACTGGCGACGTTTGTGACCTCGTACCAACGACCATCGGGGCCTCGAAAAGCATCGCCGCCCCGGACGTTGGCGGAAAATGTGGTCCCAGTGCCGGTGACTGTCGGCGAATTCAGCGTGACAGCGACCGTGCCTGTGGAATACCAAGCCATATAGTCCTCCAGATATATTTACGCTACCGCAATGAGCGGCCAGTTGAACTGCTGATTAGTTTCCGACCCGACAATTGATGACACAAATATCAAACTCATTGAACTCTCTAGAAACCCTATACGCGGAGGCTCAGCAGTGATAAATGCGCTTACGTTGAAGTGGCTAACTTTAAAGTAAGCCTCAGTGCCATAGGGGAACGGCAAATACCAAGTTTGCAGCGCCAGGCCGCCTGGCCAGTTCGGGTTGTACGCATATTTATTCCAAACCTGCGCACCACCGACATAGCGAACGATGTCCCGGTTACTGTCGAACATCACCCGCGACTGGGAGTCGAAAACCTGCATTCCCCATCCACCGGTTTTCGGCAACATGACCGCGCCCGCCTTCCACTTTCCGCCGTAGATAGGGGGATCCACATCCCGATAGATGCTCTGCCAGAAGGCGAACCCAGTCCAGTTACCTGGACTGCCGATATGCCTGAACAGGTAGATTTGATGTGGACCATTAGGCCTGAAATACACATACGGCTCATACGGGGACTGGATCGCCGATGGATAACTTACGATAGTTTCGCTAGTTGTTTGTACGCCGTATGTTCCTGATGCCGCAATGTGAACACAAGGGTTCGAGTCATCGATAATTGCCTGCCCGCCGCTTCCCCGAATCAATACTCCATAGCTCATGAGAACATCACCGAATGCAGTACATAGGTTGTTCCGGATGAACCGTTCCAGTGGAACGTCACCACGTTTCCGGAAATTGTGTATAGGGGCACTTCACCGAATGCATTTCCGCTGGCGATGATGAACACAACACCGCGCGCAGGATCGAAACCCGGCACCGTCACCGACATCCCATTGGTGATGGCGCCAAGCGACTGCCGGTAAACCGTGCGCGCCGATTGGCCGGTGAGCTCCATCAGGATGGAGCCGGCCGCATTTCTCAGGCGGATGCCGTAGCTCATACGTCGAGATTCCCGATCTGTACCCGCAGCACCAGATTCGCGTCGTAGACCTTGATGGCCTCCGCTGTCTGCCTCATGAAACCGCCGGACGTAGCGCTGTTCATCGTCAAGCTCCCTGCTTTATCCAGCTTCCACAGCGGCTCGCCGTTGGCACCGAGTGCGGTCGACTGGATCACGTTGCCGATCTTCGCGTTGGTGATCGAGCCGTCCTGGATCATCGCGCTGTTGATGAACATCTGGCCGCCGACAATCGAAACCGGCGCCACTGTCTGCCCGCTGGAACTGTTGAACCAGAGGAACCGATCAGCCTGGAACGCCATGGTCGTCACGCTCGTACCGCTGTCGAAGCCCAGTTGCCAGCCAGCGGCGTACTTCTGGCCATTGGCATGCGCCTGGAGCTTCACGCTGTAGAGCGCCTTGACGTTGCCATCCAGCGAGGTAACCGCTTGAGATGTGGTCTGGATGTTCGCCTCGTTGGTATCGGTGCGTGCGCTGACGGTATCCACCCGCTGTCCCAGGGCGCTGTCCGCGTTGGCGCGGACGGTCTGTTCGGTGCTGATGGCCGAGGCATTGCTCGCAACCTGTCCGGATAGCTGATCCAGGCGTTGGACGGTTACGGCATTGTTCGACGCAACGACCGACTCGACGGTGGCGATCCTGCCCTCCGCCGTCCCGGTCCACGCCTCAAGCAAGCTCGTCCGCTTCGCCTGCACTTCGTCCTCGTTCGCCCGCACGGTGACTTCGGTGGCAGCTCGAGCAATGGTGTCCCAGCCCTTCAGCGCATCCGCCTTCTCTCCGGTCGCCGGTTCCCCGCGGGCGGCAGCTTGCAGCACATCCAGATTCGATGCCGCTGCTTCGATCCTGCCGTCGAGTTCGCTGATTTCAGCGGTATGGCTCGCCACCTGCTGCGCCAGCCCGTTGGCGGTTTCCAGCGACTGGCCGATATCGGACCAGTAGGCCGCGTTCGGCGGCGCCGTCTTCGCCGGCACAGCCTTCAGTGCCTGGTACAACCGCTGCCCCTGTCGCACCATGTCGTTCTTCGCGTAGACCTTGGCCGGGTCGTACAGCAAAACGTCGGCGAGGTCGCCGACCTGCTTCTGCAAGCCCCCGATATCCACCTGCACCCGTTCGATATCGGAGAAGAACTGCTGGCCCAGCGCCGACTCGACGTACTCCTGGGTGATCAACTGGTTGTATTCGCTGGCGTCGCTGGAGCTGGTGCCGGTGACCCAGTTCGACCACGCGCCGACGTTGCCGCTACGGTCGATCAAGCGACCGCGGAACGCCAGCCGTTCGCCGGCCGGTATCGGCGATACCAGGTGGGTATTGCCTGGGTAGGCGAACAGGCCCAGCGCCCGTGCGGTCTCCTCGCTGCCGCCGGGCGTGGCGGACTGCTGGATCTCGGTGTAGGCGGTGTCCGCCGCGCCGCTGGCCGGGAACCCCCACTCCAGGCCGATGCGCCAGGGGCCGGCCACGCAGCGCAGGTAGGCCAACGCCGGCGGCGGCGTGGTCTTGCCCTCGAGAGCGGTTTCCACACTGCTGGCGTAGACCGAACCGACCTCCATCACGTTCAAGGCGCGTACCCGCACCAGGTAGCGACCGGCATAGATGCCCGGCACGTCGAAACCGAGCGCCGAGGTTCGCGGCACCCGCACCCAGTTGCCCGAGTCCTTGCGCCATTCGGCCTCGTAGGCCACCGCGTTCGGCGCGGCATCCCAGGAGGCCGACAGGCTGGTCACCGCCAACCCCTGGTCGACCTTGGTGAAAGCCTTGATCCGCACGTTCTGCGGCGGCGCCTGCACGCCCGGCGGAATGCTGGTGACCGGCGGCAGCTCGATGCGCGCACCGTTGTCGATGGCGTCGAACTTGCTCGCGTTGTGTTGCAGCGCGGTGATCTCGAAAAGATTGTCCTCCGGCCGGGTGATGCTCATGATGCGGAAGCGCTGGGTGGTCAGGCTGTTGCTCTGCAGCGCCCACTGCCCCTGGGGCCGAGGCGTCTCCGAATAGGCGGCGGTCACGGTCAGCACGCGGCCTACCACCGACTGGACGCTGCGCGCCTCGGCCTTGCCGTTCGGCAGGTTGACCAGCAGGCGATCGCCGGGTCGGGCCTCGACGTCGCGGTCGAGGGTCAGCGCGCGGCCATCCACCGCGCTCAGGCGTCCGCCGATCTGCTTGCCGGACTTGACCGGGTCGGCTACGGCGATGATCTTCCCCGGCGCCAGCCCACGGCCATCCATGCCGGTGCGGAAGGTCACCGCGTCCTGCTCCAGCTCCTCGGTCAGCAGCGCCCACTGGCCACGCCGCTGCGCCTCGCCCTCGGAGGTGCAGCCGATCGCGGTGATCTCCAACTGGCTGATGCCGTAGCGGCGCTGCGCGCGATCATTGTTCACCGCTACCGGCTGGCTCTGGTAGCCGTTGCCCGGATTGTCGTAGTTGACCAGGGCCAGGGTGTGGCGATCGCGCTGGCGGCTGCTGCTGTAGTTGAAGTGGCTGCCGTCGTCGCCACGCACGGTGTTCGACGGCGAGAAGGTGTAGGCCTCGTCCTCCGGCATGTCGGAGACCGCCACCATTTCCGCGCCGGACCAGTAGGACATGCCGCGGAAGATCGCTGCCAGGTCGCGCAGCACTGTCCAGGCTTCGGCGCGACTCTGCAGGTACAGGTTGCAGCTGAAGCGCGGCTCCTGGCCGCCCTTGCCGTCGGGCACCGACTGGTCGCAGTACTGGGCGATGCGGTACAGCGACCACTTGTCGACCATGCTCGCGTCGATCCGCCGACCGAGGCCGAAGCGCTTGTGCAACACGATGTCGTACCAGTGCCAGGCCGGGTTGCTGGTCCAGGCCGACTTGAACGAGCCGTCCCAGGTGCCGCTGTAGCTACGGGTCTGCGGATCGTAGTTGCTCGGCACCCGCACCCGCCGGCCGCGCGCTTCCACCGATATCTGCGGAATGCTCTGGAACTGGCTGGCATCGAACTCGACGAACAGCAGCGCGGTGTTCGGGTAGCGCAGCTTGGCGTCGATCACCTCGGTGATCGCCTCCACCCGCATGGTGTCGGCGACGCGGTTGTTGTTCTGGTTCGGCGTCAGGCGGCGCACGCGCACCTGCCAGCCGCTCCGCGCCTCCGGCAGGTCGACACGGTGGGAGCGCTCGTAGCGGCTGGTGGACTTGTCGTCCAGCGAAGCCTTCAGCGCTTCCTGCCAGGCACCGCCGTCGACGGCGATGTCGATCGCGTAGTCGATGCGGTAGCCGACCACGTCACCGTTTTCCTGCTGGCGCTGGATGGCCGGCCAGGACAGGCGCAGGCGCACCGCCGAGAGCTGGGTGTTGCTTACCGCGCGGACCCAGGGCGCGTCACTCTTGAGCTCGACGCCGACCGCCAGTTCGTTTTCCACGGCGGGCACACCGGCAATGTGTTCCTGGTCCACCGAGCCCGGACGGAACTCCCAGGTCACTCCGGGGAAGTTCACCGAGCCGTCCGCCGCCAGCAGCGGCGTATCGTCCAGGTAGATCGAACGGCCGTCGACGCCACCGTCGAACTCGCCTTCGCCCAGTGCCAGGAGAATCTTCGCCCGCGCGATCGAGCGCACCGAGTCCGGCATCTCCACCGGCTGGCGCGGCTTCTTGCTGCCACCCTTGTGGCCCGTGATGGTCTTGTTCATGACGTTCCTTCAGGCAAAAAAACGCCCGCGCATGGCGGGCCTGTTACGGCGTTGCCGGCTACAGCCGGTCCTCGGCATAGATGCCGGCGCTGATCACCGCGCCGCCGATGCGGCGCTTGCCGTAGAGCACGCCGACCGGATGGCCCTGGGCGATGGTGTTGACCGGGCCGCCGAAGGCATAGCTGGGGGCGTTCTCGGGGGCCTCGCGGCCCTTCAGGCCCTTGGGTTGGGGACTGAGCATCTGCATGACGCCGCCGAGCATCATGCTGGCGCCGGCAGAGATCAGAAACGTGCTTGTCCCGAGCGTAAGACTCGTTGCGAAGACACCTACGGCAATGAGTGCAGCTCCTAATACCGTCTGAAACAATCCGGACTGCTTGCTCCCGATCACCAACGGCACGATGCGGATGTCCTCGCGTCCGCGCATGTCCAGTTGCTCGCCGGACAGGTTGGTACGCCCACGGAACACGGCGAAGGTCAGCCCTTTCGATTCCGCCTCGCGCATGAACGTCTCGAATCCCTCCATGGTGTGCTTCAGGGCGCTCATCGCCTCGCGTACCGTGCCGCTTTCCAACAACCGGCCGTGCATGCGGCCGAAGCGCTTGCCCAGAACCCCGTACAGACGGATGGTGGTGAGGCCCTGACTCAGGGTGTCACTCATGGACCTGTTCCTCTCGTGAAGAGCCGATTCCGACGGCTCGCTTGAATATGTCGTTCACTGCGGCATCCGCGTGTGCCGCAAGACCAGGCGCGTGCGTTCGATCCAGGGTCCGCCGAACACGTCGCGGGTCGACAGCCGTCCGTACAGGTGGTGCAGCAGGAACGGTCCGTCGCCGCCGAGCGCCTGGACCGGCTCGCTGTCCAGACGCCAGTCGTTGCCCAGGTAGATGCCTGCGTGGTTAGGGTGCAGTGCCCTTCCGACCTGCATCACCAGCATGTCGCCGCGGCGGATTCCGGCCAGCGGCACCGGCCGGAATCCCCCCGCCGCATAGTGCTGCTCGTAGAGGCTCTCGCCGGTTTCCCACCAACCGTCGCGGCGCGGATAGTCCGGAAGCTCCAAACCTGCCTCGCGGCGGTACCAGTCGCGACAGAGGCTCCAGCAGTCGAGCACGCCGTGGGCGAACTCGCGGCCGAGCAGCGGCGCCCGATAGCCCTCCGGCGCTAGATGCGCGACATCGCCTTCCGGCCAGGACAGGATCACCCAAGGCAGACCATGCAGTTCGCAACTGACCCGATCGGCCATGCTCGGCGTGGCCGGAACGTCCGGGTGGCTGTGGACGATGGCCAGGACCTCGCCCTGGTCCTCGGCAGCGCACCAGTCCTGGTGATCGATCACGAAGTGCTCGCTGGGCGATCCGGCTGCGTTGCGACAGGCCACGTAGCGGCGTTGACGCGCACCGCGAACGATCAGCCCGCAGCATTCGCGCGGATGCTCGCGGGCGGCGTGTGCGGCGATGGCCCGCTGCAAGCTGCGGCTCAGTTCCATGCTCACATCCTGACCAGGCCGGCGCCGGCGAAGCCGCCGTGGGACAGCGGGTTGTCCGCGCCGAAGCGCAGCTTGCAATCGCTGACCCGGCCGCCGCAGCGGTCCAGCGCCGGATCGTCCACCGGATTGCCGTCGGCATCGAACATCGCCGTACCGGTGTAGTTGCAGTCCTGCCCGCGGTACTCGTTGGTGATACACCAGTGGCACAGCGAGGTGATCTGGCGCGCCGGGATCTGCTGGCCCTGGAAGTCCGGCGGAGCGGACAGCTCCCAAGTCACCTGGACGCTGTTCTCGGCGGTCTTCTGCTCGAGGAACCAGATGTTCAGGCGCTCCTGGGAGGGGTCGGCCTGCGGGTTGCCTTCGGCGAAGTTGGCCGCATCCAGGTAGTGCGCATAGGTCTCGCGCACGGTCAGGCGCGCGCCTACCAGGCCATCGAAGAACAGGCAGAGCGCGCTGATGCTGCCGTCGATGTTGCCCACGCTAAGGGTCGGCGAACTGGCCCGGCCGTCACCGCGCTGCTCGAAGCCGCGCGCCTCCAGTGGCCAAGCTTGGTAGGCGTTGCCCTGCCAGTGGATCGGCCCCTGCTGCAGGTGGCCGTGGAAGCGCAGCATCTCGCCGCCGAACCCGGTGCAATCCAGGTCGAACAGGCGCACCAGCGCCCCAGGCTCGAGGGCCTGGTCATCGGCTGTGATGGTCATGCTTACCTCACGGATTGAAGACTTGCTGGAAGGTGGTGTTCAGGGTGAACACGCCGTTGCCGCGCGGCCGCAATTGCCAGCCCTGGGCGCGCACCCGTACCGGTTCGCCAGTGGGCAAGGTCCAGAGGAACGAGCGGTAGCCGCCGTGGCGCTTGAGGAAATCGCGGATCGGGCCGATCAGCGCGAGATCGCCGGTACGCGAAACCTGCCAGGTCTCGCTGAGGTTGTTCAGCCCGTCGCCGAGCGCCTGGCTGTAGCCGCCGCCGTACTGCACCTGGCGTACCAGTTGGTTCGCCTGGCCGGCGGAATCGATCGAGATGTCCCAGGTAAAGCGTTCCAGATCAGCCATTTACCATCCTCCATACCAGGCCGCCGGGGCGCAGCTCCTGCGCCACCACGTTGCGCGCGGCATCGTTGATCATTCCCGCCAGCTGCTGTCCCGTACCGTCGTCGCCGCTGGCCGTCGCCGCGCCCTCGCGGCCGCCGCCCAGGCTGACGCTGGTGGAGAAATTGAAGACGTTGCCCCCCTCGCCGCCGCCGAGCGCGCGCACGCCGAGCACACCATCGGAACCGCGACTCAGCGGCATGATGGCTTCCGGCCCACGCTCGCCGATCAGCGCCGGACGACCGCCGGCCATGCTGAACAGCGCCGGCGCGCTCTGGATGCCATCGTTGAAGGCACCACCCCTGGCGAACCCAGGCATGCCTCCGGCGCGTTGCTTGCTGACCCAATTGGCCATGTCCGAGCCGGTGTAGTCGGAAATCCGCGAGCCCGCCGTTGCGCCGCTACCGAAGAACCCGCTGACCGCACCGACGATGCCGCCAATGATCTGCAGCGTCGCCTGCCGCGCGGCGATCCGCGCCATATCCTGGATCACCGAGTCGGCGAAATCCTTGAACGACAGCTTGCCCGTGGTGGCAAAGGTGAACAGGGCGTTCTCCATATTGGTGAAAGCGTTGGTAAACAGCATGTCCATCATTCCCGAGACGTCCTGCGCCTGGTCGCGCAGGCTCGCCCAGGAGGCGTCCATCTGTTCGACCCAACTGCCCACCGGCTTGCCAGCGCTCGCCGAAGCCCCTCCACCCGATACCTTGGAACCGTCCCCGGTCTGCCCGGAAGCAGTGGCCACCATCGCGCCGACATCCATCGCCGCTGCCGGCATTGGCGCGGCACCCTGGGCCGCGGGAGCGCCCGCTGCCGCTTGTCCCGCAGCTGCGCGGGCCTTTTCCAGTAGCGAGGTATAGGGCTTCTGGCTGGCCAGTTGCGCCTCGGTGATGCCGGCCTTGCCATTCATCCAGCCGAACAATCCGTCCAGGGCGAGCATTGAAAACTGCCGCGCGGCGATCCGGGCGACATCGTCGATCACCGTCTTGGCGAAGTTGCTCAAGGACAGCTTTCCGGTAGTGGCGAAATTGAACAGCGACTTCTCGAGCTTCTCCGACGCATTCCTGAACAGCTCGTCGGTCATCCCGGAGATATCCTGCAGCGGCGCGCGGTAGGCGCCCCAGACACTGTTCATCTGCAACAGCCACTGCTTGAAGACCTGCGACTGGAGCGACGGCTGTTCCTTCTCGTCGTCGCCGGCCTTCGCCTGTCCCTTGCCCGCCTTGTCGTCGACCTTGGGCTTCTCGGTACCGACGCTGGCGACCCAGCCAAACAGCCCGTCCAGCAGCATCAGGGTCATCTGCCGCGAGGCGAGGCGCGCGGCATCGGCGTAGGCGGCCTTGCCCACGTTGGCAAGCGACAGCTTGCCGGTCTCGCTGAGATTGAGCAGCGCCTTGTCGAGCTTGTCGGAAGAGTTCTTCAGTAGTGCTTCGTTGAGCTTGGACAGATCCTGGAGTGGTTCGCGATAGCTCTTCCAGGCTTCGCCCAGCTCCTTCTGCCGGGTCTTCCACTCGGCCAGTACCTTGTCCTGGGCGCTCTGCACAGGCTTCTTGGCCTGACCCGCCTGGCGACTGGTCCTGCCCAGCATGTCCAGCGCCTGGTCCAGCACGCTGCTGGCAATCAGCGCCGAACTGTCCAGGCTTTTGCCGATAGCCTTGCCAGCCTTTTCCGCGCGCGCCTCCATGGCACGCATTTTCTGATCGTTGATCCTGCCAACCTTGTCCATCCCGGCCCTGTACCCTTCGCTGCGAAGGACCAGGTCGAGCGTCAGGCTGCCGTCGGTATTCGTGGCCATGATTCATGTCTTCCAGAAAAAGACCCCGCCGCAGCGGGGTGGCCTGTCATGCCCATTGATCCATCGCCTGGTGCAGCGAAAGGGGCTGGAGAGCCATATGCGGACGGAACGCGTCGGGATCGGCGTCCGCTCCCAGCGCATGCCCGAGCAACGCAGCGATCCGAGCCAGCGCAAGCTCCAGCCGGTGTCCCGGATGGAGCGAGCCGCGCTTGTTCAGGTAGGCGACCCAGGCGCGGTACTCGGCGTAGCTGAGCCGCTCCTTGGCCTCGGCAATGGTCGACCCGCCGACGCCGTTCAGCACCAGCTCGTGCCAAACCTCGTCGGCGGGGGTCAGTTTTTTTCCGCGTCCTCGACCCGGTTGACCTCACCGACCGCCTGCAGCAGCAGGAAGCCCAGCGCCGGGTCGAGGTCGTAGGCCTGTTCGTAGGTCAGGCTTTCCTCTCCCGTCTCGCCCAGGCGAATGCATTCGGCGAGGTAGCGCGCGTTGCGGCTCTGCTGGTCGCCTTCGGCGGAGAACAGGCGCTCCACCGCGCCAAAACTGTTGCGTCGGACGAACACCTGGAAGGTGTCGCTGACCGCCTTCTTCCTGCCGGCGGGAACGCGGGTCCAGGTAATCTCCTTGCGCACCAGCGCCGACTCGATGAAACCGCCCGCCGCACGAAGTTCGTTGAGATTCATCTACGCGCTCCTCAAGCCGACTTCGGCGTCCACTTGCCGGCGCCGGAACGCTGGATGGTGGCCTGGGTAGCGACCAGCGTGTTGCTGGCGAAATCGAAGGGGAAGTCGCTGACGTAGCCTTCGAAGGTGAACCAGGTGCGCGCCGGCGGCAGCACGAAATCGTCGCCTTCGGTGCTGACGGTCGGCTTTACGTCGATTCCGTCGGACCAGCCGATGGCCCACTTGACGCTCGTCTCGCCATCTTTCTCGGACAGCTGGAACAACCGAACGTGACTGGCCAGGCGTGGATCGGCGTTGATGCCGAGGGTCGCCTGGCCAGGGGTGCGCAGGCCTTTCTTGTACTTGCGCGAAGTGTCGCTCAGGCACGGGTCTTCGATCTGGTCGGCCGGATTGCCGCCCGGGTTGAACGAGGTCACGCCTTCGATCTCCAGGACGGTAGCGGCACCGGTACCGGATACCGGCGGAACCAGGGCGTAGATCTGGGTACCTTGAGTCAGGATGGACATGGAAAACTCTCCTTTATGCACATGAAAAGACCCGCACCATGCGGGTCGTCTGGCCCCGCCTCCAGGACGGTCAGCCGTGGCGCGGTACGCGGTCGGCGAGGAGCCTCCACGTCCCGAGCCGTTGTCGGATGCAAACGAAAAAGCCCGGCACACTGGCCGGGCTCTGAGGTTGCAGGTGGCATCCCTGGGGGGACACACCTGTACAAGCATGACTACGTTGTACCGGCCGATTCCCGGCTCGACAACGCTGCGGAATCAATACACGGCAATATGCGCCGGACACACGTCCATCGACGTCCATATGCGCCCAGTGTCTCAGCGGCAGGCACGCAACGCCGCCTGCAATTCGAGTTCGTAGCCCTGCCGCTGGCGGCGCTCGGCGAGCAATGCGCGAACCTTGGCCTGCAGCGAATCGCCGGCCTTCAGCGTGGCGCCGGCCCAGCTCGGCGGGCGCACGTCAGGTACACGGCAGGGCACTGCGAGGGGAACCTCGACGCGCACGGGGCGAGGTGTCGTCGGCGAGGCTGCGCAGCCCGCGAAAAGCAGACAAAGCCCCAGCAGGAGACGAGTCATAGTCCCAGCTCCCGGTCGATCGCCGCACCTGCCGCCTGGCAGTCCACACCAATGTCGGGTTCCTGGAGCAGACGCACGGCCGCGGCATACTGCTCCGCGGCCTGCGCCCTGGCCTCGCCGAGTGCCTGCTCGACGTCCTTCGCGCGCCTCTCGGCGCTCGCCCGCACCGCCGCCAGCGCTCGCTGCTGCTCATCGAGCAAAGCCTCGAGCTGGCCGCTGGCGACGCGGCTGGCAGTGAGTTGGCCCAGGGCCTCCTCCAGTTGCGGACGATAGTGGCGGGCAACCAGGCCGCCGCCGAGCAAGGCGCCGGCCAGCAGGACCAGCAACACGGCCGGCAGGAGCAGAGCGAGCCGGCTCATGACAGCACCACCCTGGCCCGCTGCCACAACGTCAGGCGCTCCGCCTGGCCATTCAGCCCGCCGTTGATGCGGCGGGTGATGGCAGCGAACTCGCCGCGGGCCAGCTCGTTGAGCCCGTGACCGGCCCACCACCAGGCGGCGCTGCGGGCCGCCGGCACGGGCTGCTCCAGGCGCCAGGGCTCGGCTTCCAGCGGCTCGCCGAGGGCCTCGCCGACCAACCGGTAGTTGGCACGCCCGGTGATCTGTAGCAAGCCACGCCCGCGGAAGCGCCAGCCATCGCCGGACGCTTCATCGCCATTGCCGTTGCGCGTGGCGTAGGTGTTGTCGGCAATCGCCTGCGGATTGCGCGCCAGCCGCAAGGCCAACGCGTTGGGCTGCCCGTCGGGGCCGAGATAGCGGCTCGGCCAGGTCGCCGCCAAGCCTTGGGCGCTGTAATTGAGGTTCTCCACCAGCCGGGTCAACTGGCTGCTTTCGTGGCCGACCTGGGCGAGAAACGCGGCACGCCGCGCCGGTGTGTCGATCTCCCTCTCGTCCATGGCCCGTTGCAACGCCGCAACGAAAACGCCCGCGACGAGGCGGGCGTTGGGAAAAATGCGCAGCAATTGCTGCTCGGTCAGTTTCATCGATCCTCCTGCACTCCGATGGGTTTCAGGCGTCACCCCTTGCCGCCTCGGCCGCCGTTGCATTGCACGACAGTGGTCCATCCGCTGGAGCTGTAGGTGTGCTCCACCGAGTCGATCAGGAACTCGCCGTCGATTCCCGCCTTGAAGCCTTGGAGCAGCAGGCTGCGCTCGGCGAACAGGTCGCCACGCCCTGGCAGTTCCAGGCGCACACTGGCGCTGGAGCGGCTGAAGCTCGCCAGGCGAGCCTTCGCCGCCTGCTCGGCCTCTCCACGGCTGGTATAGAGGTGCCGGTCGACATGCTCGCCCATAGCCGTAGCCGGTGCCTTCGGGTTCTTCAACTCGACGCTCTTGACCTCGCCGCTGCCGGGCAATTGGTAGCGGGTCTTCACCGTTCTCATCAGGCTGCGGTCGTCGAAGGTAACGTCGAAGCTACCGACGTCAGCACGTCCCAACACCAAAGGTTCGATCCGACGCCCCGTGGCGCTCTGCCCGCTCTGTCGCGGCAGCACCATGAGCATGCCCTCGGCCAGCTTGGCGGTGCAGTCGTACTGGCGCGCCAGACGGGTGACGAAGTGGTAGTCGGACTCATTGACCTGGTCGACCCGGGCGATCGCCACCTGCAACGGACACTCCACGCGCCAGCCGTTGCGTGCGCCAACATCGCGGCATACCTGAGCCAGGGTAGTGCCCTCCCAACCGCCGCTGCGTATCGTCTT